TCTATGTTCATCAGATGGTCTTCCACGAATAAGACCAGATGTCCCCTCTCCACCATCAGTTAGATTAACTAGCGTCACTCCATTAATTTTAAATTGCTTGATGTAAATTTTTTCAAGATCAAACGCTTGCGACTCATTAATACAATTAATGATCTCAACAATTATGTTGTTTTTGCCATATTTGGCAACAATGTTCTTGTGCCATTCAGTGCGTTTTGCGAATTGATAGGCTCGATTGCCTGTTCCTTTCCCAACATAGAAAGGAGTTCCATCAGGCTTTTTATGGATGTAGACGTAGAACTGCTTCATAGATCACCATCACGAGTGGTCACGCTTGAAGTGTGCGGCTGTCTGGGCGTGAATCCAGACGGAGTTTCGAACCTCCTGCCGCAGTTGAATTATACACAAAAAAAGCCAGAGTGTTTTAAGTTCTGGCTATGAGTGAGGAGTATGAAAAGTGCTATCTCTAGCACTGGATACCTATATCATATTATCGCTTCATCATTGCTTGTTTTTTAGCTAGATCCTCAGCGTTTCTAGCAGCGATATATTCAGCAGTCGTCATATCAGCATAGCTCTTAACATTCCTTGGAACTCCTCCAGCAGCGCCATTGAGTGGCTTAATCGGAGTTGGCGCGTTAGACCTAGCCCTTGGAGCGCGGTTAATGATCTCCGCTAACTTCATGCCAGCAGCGATAGGGTTATCAAGCGCAGCAATTTCATACGCGACATCTAAATTGCGGCCAAGCATATAGGCAATCTCTGGCCCATTATCTAACCCCAGTAAAGCCTGTCTGATCGTAGGATTCTGAGCTAGTCTTGGATCTGATGTGATGCCTTCAATGACAGCATCGTAATCAGCAAACTTAGCTCTTGTTGCAGTTTCAGCCGCTTCTAGCTTCGCCTGTGCAGCCATAGCGCTTTGTGTCGCCGCTCGTTGTTCATATTCTGCTGCGACTGCTGCCTTGGCTTCTTCAACCGCAGACACTCTAGTATATTGAAGCATTGCGTCCATATACCTTGGATCATATTGTCCTCCAGCAAAGTCATTAGGATCTGGTGGCGCTAATTTTGACGCTTGTGGTTCATTCTTCGGAGCAAACTGTTTAAGCATCTGCTCTTGTTGCTCGAGCAACTTTTCAAGTTTTTCCGAATACCGACGAGCTTCGTGTTTATCTCTGGTGAGCTCATCAATACGTTTCTTGACCCAAGCATTTTCTTTATCAATAGCTTCTTCAGTATCCTGTGCAGTTTCTTGCGCTTCAGGCTCCTCGCTGTCCAGCACAGTCGGATCAACCGCTTCCGTTGGTTCCAAGATAGCTTCTGGTTCATTGACGACCTCTGCTACTGCGTTTTCATCACTCATTACTTTCTTCTCCTGGCTTTTCTTCGCCGGTTAATGCGCCAATGTTTGGCTTTCTAGTCATACTCCCTGCTGGATTTCTTGAACGTCTTGAACGTCCAGCGCGTCTTTGTCCTTGTTGCTGTGATGGTTGAGGCTGTGCCATTGGAGCCATTTGTCCTTGATGTACACCAGGAGCTACAGATTCCTCCATCTGCTCGAACTCCATGTTCTCCTCTGGCAGTTCTTCAGCGCCCATGCCCATCATCATCATTAAGTTCTGTTGCACTGCTGCTTGTAATTGAGCGTCAGTCATCATCAGCTTGCCTTCTACGTCGATACGCTTGGTCTGAGAGTCAAACCATTCGCGTTCTGCACGTTGAATCTCTAGCATCTTGTCGCTCTGTGCGGCTTGCAGTTCTTGGCTGAGATGCTCCATCTGATTAGCCATTTGCTCCATCATCTGCTGTGCTTGGATAACCTGTGGATCTACCTTGGTTCCATCAGCAGTTGGCTGTAACTGTGGCGGCAATAGTGCTTGCAAGCGCTTGGAGATCTCTTCTGCTCCAGGCCAATCCATGTTTTTCATCATCAGATCGCCAATGGTCTGGAACAGCGCAGGATTAGCTTGAGTTAACGCCAGCATCATGTTAGCCGCTTCATCGCGCTTAGTTGCGTAGCTTGGTCCAGAATCACAGACAACATCATATTCGCCAATGGTTGGGTTATAAATGCTGTCAATCCCTGGATTATCCGTATACATTGATGGCTCAGGACTACTTGGATCTAAGTTCACACTCTTTGGAGAACCATCCTCACCAAGAATACGAACCACTCTAGCGCGGTCGTATATACTTGGAATCATGTCTAGAATAATCCTACCGATCTGACGTATAGAACGATTCAAATTGTCCTGGTAATGGAAGTTTCCGGCTTCTGACTGCTTCTGACGCAGCATGAGCGCACGACCAGATGTTTCATTGGATTCACCGCCAAGAGATGGCTGATAAATGCCCATGGATTGCATGATGTCGTTCTCAGCCAATTGGATAGCTTGCATGATTGCAGAGCTTGCCTGTGGCGGTTGAGATCTCTGTGGCGCACCGACTGGCGTACCAGCGATAGAGACCGGATCATATTCGAGATAAGACAATGATTCCTGGTTAGCTCTTGCCCAGTTAGGATCAGTCTCAAACTGACCAGCTACACCAATGAACGGAGCCTTTGGAGCTAGCGCAACATTCTCAGCATTAGCTGACAAATAATAGTTGTATAGTCTTTGAGAGTCTTTAGCATTGCGAACAAGACCAGAGATGTAGCGTTTGCCTTGTACCCAGACCTCATGACCGATTACTGGAACAACGGGAATGTACTTCGTTGGCAGTTCTGAACGCTCCAGCACTACAGAGCCAGTGACCTTGCACCACATGCAGCGTTTAACGTCTGCCGTTCTAGTGCGACCAGTCTCAGGATCAGATATTTCCTGCTCTTCATGCTCGATATAATAATACTCAGCTACGCGCACTGAATCCTTTGAATACCAGCCCTGCATGTCTCCATTGCCAGCATCATCAAACTGCGTAGGATCTACATTAGGATACTGGCGCTTAAAGTCTTCCTTCGCAATCTCTTCAGCGATAACACACCATTCAGCATCAGATCCATCTGGACTCTTGCTATGGTTATCGTAATAAACCTTGAACGGATCAGGAATGCGGTCAATGAAGATCTCTTGATCAAATGATGTGTCGGATGACCAGTCATTGCGAACGCGGATATAGCCAAGACCAGTGTCTACTTGCCATTCGACTGCTGTGTCATAAGCTATAGAGGCATTTGAATTATCTTGGATATGACGCACTAAGCCCATTAAGACTTCTGCTGTTTCTTGATCAGCGCCATCATTGACTGGCCTGATACGAATGCTTGGCGTATTCTGACGGATCTCATTAACCACTCGATCACGGAACTGCAATAGCCGATTGACTACCAGCATTGGCCGTTCTTTTCCTGGCCGATTGCGGTCATACTTTGCGGCTTCCGGCCATTGATCGCCGAGACGCGCAAATCGGATGTCATCCAACCGCTCTTGTCTGTTCTGTGCTTCAAACTCTACTGCTTGAGAGAATCTCTTACGGATCTCATTAAGCAGCTTCTCATCTGGCTCTTCCGCTGGCTCATTAATACCAATGGAATTAAAGATTGAATCATCGTCTAGGTTCATAGTAATACCATTGGTTAGTTCATCCAGCTTCCGGCTACGCCAGTGTCACGATCTTTGCGGCGCTTAATATTATCATTCTTCAGCATATCAATACATGTTGAAAGATAACGGAAAGCATCAGCGCCATGAGAATATTCGTCATGCAATGGACCGCCAGGTTGATTAGTTGTTGAGTTTATTGAACGACGATAGCGCTTGAGGCATTCCTGCAATCGCTTAGTTGTGTTCTGATCCATCCAGACATGTGGCAATAACATGCGCGATAGCTTTATGCCGTGTTCTACATCGCCGACTGGAATGATCTCAACATCCCAGCCTTGAGCGGTCATGATCTCAGCCGCACTTTTGCCAGTCTTGTAGTCTTTGGTCACACCGTCATGAGGTAGCCAGATCTTGCCCCAGTTGAATGGTAGTTTCTTTAGTTCAGCCGAGTACCAGTCTAAGGTCTGGAATGACTCTTCAATGTAATGAATAATCCTGCACTCTGATCCTGATCTCTGTGCAACAATGATGGTCATCGCATCATTCCAGCCGAGGTCAAAGATCGCATGTGCTTTGAGGAACGGATCATGCTTGACATGAGTAATTCTGTGGTCGTCGATCATTGCTTGGAATTCTTCAGCGAAGATGGCCCCATCTACAACAGTCTTTGGCACACCCTCCCATATGTTGGAATATCCTTTGATATCGACATTGAGGCAATGCTGGCGTTCTTTTTCTAATACATCTGGAAACCAGGGATTGTCTGCGTAGTTTATTTTGACAATGAGCGAGTCAGGTGGGGTATTAAGTACAAATCGCTGATAGGTTTCGTCTGTGTCCAGGTCTGGATTGAGAGACACCCAGATTTCACTATTAGGAGCGCGAATAGTAGGAATAAGAATATCCCAGGACTTTTTGGATACTGTTTGAGCCTCTTCAATCCAGCATCTATCGCAGCCTTCAAATGATTTAATACTTTCAACGGTATGATTAGCAAGACCAGCAAAACTAAACGTACTGCCGTTAATGCCGGAGATCTGTGTTTCTGTGACATTGTAGAACTGTCCGAGGTTTAAAGCCTGGATCTGATCGACTAATAGCGTATGAACAGACTGTTTGATGGACTTCTGCACTTCACGAGCGCATAAGACCCGCAGTGGAGATTGAGCGGCTTGGATTAGTAAAGCTCTAGCGAAAGCCCAGGACTTGCCAGAACCTCGACCGCCATAAGCTACTTTGTAACGGTATGGTTGGAATATTCCTTGGAGCTTCTTTGGAAAGCTGGCTGTTGTTTCAGTCTCCACAAATTAACCTATTTCTTGCATTTGCGACAATTGTTTTATTGCACTCATCACAACAAGATCCATCAATATTAATAGGCCAAGGATTATTTAATGCTGGCGTTGATTTGCAAAAACAACATCTACCAAAAACAAAAAACTTAACCCAACATTTTAGGTCAAGAATTTTGTTGGTTTCAGTCAAACTTCACCTTGATTGAATGTTGAACTGGACCGCCGTCAGCGCCAGTTATTTGATTCTTTACTTCAGCGGGAATGATCTTGCCAAGTAATGAAGCATAAGCAGATGAGTTTGTTTCAGCGAGTTGTCTAAAATAATCAGCGCCGCCAGCGTCATTCAATGACTGCATCAGCATCTCTTTTATTTCTTTGGTTTGTTTATTTAAAGCGCCAGGAGGTCTGCCCATTCCAGCGCGAGGCGGCTTACGTTTCTTAGTATCTTGTTCTATTTTAGTGTCTGTCATATTCGTGACATCATTAATCCTCAGATCTTTCTATCCAAAGTTCACAAGTATCCGTCATAGCCTTGGGTTCTGGTCTGTCATCCAATAGACTATTAACAAGGCAATAGCCATGGCCGAAACAAGTTCTATTTGGCTCAAAATATTCACAATTAGAACACTCTTTTTTCAAAATCATTTAGCTTAGCCATGTAGTGTTTGGCTTTTTCCAGATCATTAGACTCGCCAGGTTTAGAGTTGTTTCGCATAGAGTGCTTGATTATACAGCCTTTGAGATAGCCTGAGAATTCTTCTGCTGTCAAGAGCAATTCCATGACTTCCCAGGGTTGAACTGCCATGCGCTTGTAATGATCGCCGCCAGCTTGATGTTCGTTAATGTCTCTAGCACCATCGCCTCTTTCGCCATCTGCCCAGGTTGTTTGCTCTTTCATCTTATCTCATCCCATTGTTCCGGCGTTGCATCGTCAATGCTGACTCTTGTATCAGCTTGCGCTGTTAATGTTTCTTTTACGAACACACCGTTGGGCTGTAAAGTGCCTCGCCTATCCTTAATCTCATTGTAAGCCGATTCTAGGCACGAAAGTAAATCTAGGCGCTCTATGTCGGCTAAGATGATTAAAACGACTAGCGAGTCTCCTATGCCGTCTATGACCCCATCGCGGTCCTTCTTGATGACTGCATCGCATAGTTCGCCAACTTCGGACACTAACTTTAGCGCCTGGACCTGACTGCTGCTATTCGGAATGATCTGTCTAGCTTCTGCCCAGCGTAGGACGTCTAGTTCTAATTCTTGAAAAGATGGCATTATAAACTCCTCTTCTTTTTCCAGTTGTTTCTCATCCAGGCACTAGCACGTTCTTTCTGTAAGCACCCGCATGACTGTGATTTCTTATTTAGAATGTTCTGCACTAGAACGGACTTGATTTTTCCGCAGCGGCATTTTGCAACAACGACTTGTTTTCGCTGAGTGCTAAAGATCTTATCTTCTGCATTGTCCAGAATAGTCCAATAGCCGAATATTCTACCCACTAGATCTTCTCTTGTTTTAGCCATTCTTTTTCTTCATCGCTTAATTTTGGAAGTCCGCAATAGTGAGTGAATTCACCAGAAGGATAATATTGACCGACCACCGCAGAACCATATGCAGTTCTTAATAACATCTTTACGCCTTCTGATGGCTTATTATCTTTAGTGATACGCTTCCAGACCGGCATATACTCAGCAAAATATCTGTCGCTCATTCATACTTCTCAATAGTTATTATCAAACCGCCATTGATTACTGGTTCGCCATAGTAGGCATAGATCCGGCGCACCTGTTTGTCATTCGCGAATACAATACCCTGGAGCGCATCTAGAGTTGCTTTAATGCAGTTATCTAGATCTATGATGACCTTTGACTCACGCCCAGACATCGTCTCCTTTGGCCTCAGTTCTATTATCACAGAGACCTGATCGCTAGTCAAAGCAATCTTGTGCTTGCTTGCAACGTACTTGACTTCATTGCGATATCGGATCGCTTCTTTACT